GTTTTTTTTTGTTAGTAATGCACCAAAATTAACATAATAAACCATACCACCAAAATAAATTTAAATAAATTTTATTTAGGGCATGAAAAAAGGCAGATAATATATCCGCCAATTTCTTTTTTATTACAAACCAAACTAATGAAAACAAATTTAAACGATTTTTCCGTCTTTTATTTGATAATTTGTCACCTTACTTTTGCCATTTTCTATTTCAACCATAGCAAAACCGTGATTGTGTTGGCTAAATGGCATATACTTTGGCGATAATGCTGTCAAACATCCTGTTGAATACGTATTAATAAACTCCTTAAAACCTGTTTTTCTTTGTGTTGTGGATGTTCTGTGTACATGGCCAATTAATGTGTTACACAGGACCTTATTAAATAGGTTTTGGCTTGGATTTGCACCGCCTCCACCGTACAATTCATGACCGTGCAGGACCAACAGATCACCCATTTCCATACCTTGCCATGTGTCAACCATAATAAACCCTAATTTGTCCAAATGAAAAAACACTTCGAATTGTAGATCATGGATCTGTGCAAATTCCTCAGCTTGAACAGCCAGCGATCTCGCATACCTGTCCTCATGGTTTCCCATTTTATAGTAAATCGGAATGCTTGGAAATATATCACGCAGCTTGCGCACAAAATCACGGCACAATTCAACCTCACGTGGGAAATCCCTAAGATCTTTGTCTTTTTCATGGCGCGAAATCGAATAAAAATCGAATATGTCGCCATTTAGATACAGGCAATCGATTCGCTGATCACGTAAATGCTTAATTGCGCAGATCAATGCCTCCATGGAATGAAACGGAAAATGAATGTCCGACATGATCCCAACCTTTTTTATTTTTTCAGGCAGTTTGTGCGATAAATAATCCTTGCCAATTGATGGCTGTATTCCAAAATCAGTTATTTCCGAAATGTTAAACTCCTTTATTTGTATTTTTTTAGGTGCATCATTATTAATCAAAAAATCGGTCCTAGCTTTCATCGTAATCCCGTTTTTAATCATTGCATCCCGTAATCCTTTTGGCAATGCGTAGCCGTAATTTAAATGAAATTCAGCATAAAAAGCCTTTAATGGCAGCTGTGATGAATAATAATGATTGCGAATTGATTCAATTTTTTCTTCGTATTCAGCAGTCATGTGCGTGATTTAGTTTCCCAAAGTTAGCCATTAACATAATTGCAAAACCATTACTAAAAACAAAAAAGGCCACAAACACTATCTGTGACCTTTTTGCATCATTTAACCTAACAATAAATAAACGAGCCGACCAATGATCGGCCCATTTACGCAATCACTCTCTTAAACCTTATTCTTGATAACTTAAACGATATGTTGATGCAACATCTGTGTAATTATTAGGCACGTGGCAATTAATAGAATATACATCTGATTTAACCATAAATTTCATATTATCCATGATTGCTGAATCCGTTTCGGTAAATGTATTGAATTTAAAATACACCTTGTTCATCATGCTTAAAACCAAATATTGGCTGGCAGATGACAAATCCCCCTCATACGTTTTGCAATACTCACGGAAATCATTTAAACGTTGCTGTGTCACAATTTCTTCAAGAAACCTTCCTGTGTTATCCTGTGCGCGCCTAAATAATGGTAAATTAATAAATGCACCCCAAAAAACTATCTCGCCAACATTAGCCACATAAATATTATCATGCTCTAATACATCAGATGCAATAAATGTTCCTAATTGTTCACGAATTGCGTATGCCTCATTATATCTGTTTAATTCACTATTAATATTTCGTATGGCAAAATTATCAATGAATGTTGCTGTGTATTGACCTATATCAAATAAATAAGGTGCGCCAATTCCTATTTCAAGTTGACCATTATTTGGTGCGGCTTTTGTTGTAACTCTAAATGATTCAAATGTTCCGTTTCCAATTACTTTAAATTCATTCCAAACTATAACAGGTGAATTTGCCCAATTTCTTTCTGAATCAACATAATAATATAACCCATCCAAAAATATACGTATGAAATAAGGTATTCTGTTATCAGATCCACCTTTGTTTATATTAACTGAAACTAATAATTGATATTGGTCCCCTTGAACTGCGTTTGATGCATCAATTGAAAATACCTTAGTATCATAAACAGGTGTTCCACCTGTTACATAATCCGTAAATCGTAATGCCTTACGACCTGCAAATGATTGATCAGAAATAGTATATCCACCAACTATTCCCATATTCTCCAAATCAAATTCAAATGATGCATTTAAATTGCTGTCAATTCGTTTTTGTTTAATATTTAGAATTTCTTGGTACCTGCGCAATGGCCGTTTAATTAATCTAGTTAAATTGTTATTGATTGCTTTAAAAAATTGTGGCACAATTCTGATGTAATTATCAGTAATTCCACCGGTGTTGGCCCCAGCTGCGTTGTAAATTTCAAATTTAATATCCTCTGATCCGCTGTTTAAATAGCCTTGCTTTGCTGCCAATATTCCAGCACCTGATAATGATCCATTTTGTATTCCTGTAATCACTCGCTGATCACCATAGCTGGATGCATTGGCAATAATCCAACGGCCATAAGCCTGATAAATTTTACAATTAAATGCAATTAAAATTGATCTTAAAACTTTCTTTGCATTCTGAATAATGTAATTATCCTGAAAAACACCTTCTTTGTAAATACTTACATCATCGAAAACGTTATTCCAAATTGATTCAGTTGATATTCTAATGTCATTGCTAATCCATATATCAAATCCTAATCCAATTTTCTCTAAATTTTTATAGATAAATTTCCACAATTTTGGATCAGCTTCACCAACTGCTGGAAACCATGAATCAAATGCCTCTAATGATCCTAAACCATCATTGGCATTTACGGTTAATTTGTACGGTGTTGATGTTATGGCCTCGGAATAAATGTCATTTGCAATCCAGCCATTCCAATATAATGTGTAAACATCAGGTGCAGATTCGTAGTAAACTTTTACAGAATATTCTTGCTCATTAAAAAGATAAAATTGATCATACGTGACATCATCTGTTACCCATAAATTTAGCTGGCATTGTGATCCAATTAATGGTTCATAAAAATCATCATCTGCCTTCCACTCAATTATTACAGGTTCATCAGTTCCAATCATTGGCAATACCGCACCACCATAATCTTTTTTTAATATTTCAACCCTGCGTTTTCGTGATCTAACATCCGAAAAATCCAACCGATATTTTACACCGTATGCCATTATCCTAGTCGTTTATTTTGCTTTTCTGCTCTTTGTAATACCAACAATAAATCCTGTCCGCTTACCTTTGTTTCCAACGTAAATGCGCCACCGCCTCCACCTGTATCTAACATCCCTTGTAATTTGTTCAATGGTGCAATTACCTCAGGATTTGATCGTGCCCCTGCGTACTCACCCATGATACCCATGGTCGGGCCGCTAACAATACCACCTGCTGCAAACTTTGGAATTGATGCAAATGATGACAATACACCACCAATTGCCATGGCCATAAATGCAGGCTGTGTAAATACAGCTGCCGGTCCTGTTGCTGATGCTGATTTTGTTGCATTAGCTGTGGCCGTTGCCATTGCCAATGCTTTTTGCATGATAATTTCTTTGATCACATATTGCGCTAATTGCAATGTTGTTTGGGCCATTCCTTGTAAAAATCTACCCAAACCTGTTGTGGCTTCACCCATTGAAGACATAATGCTTTGACCTAAAACTCCAAATGCACCTGAAACAGCCTCAGCCATTGTTTGGCCTTTAACCATTATTAAATCAAATTCCTGTTGTTTCAATGCCAAATCCTCAGCAATTATTCTTGAACTTTCTTGGATGCTTTCATTCATTATTTGAAAAGGTGTTTTAATCTTTTCAGTAACCTCAGCTACATCATAACCTAATGCCTTTAATGGATCACCTAAAGATGGCCAACGTAATTCTAGAAATTCGTTTTTTAAAGCTAAAGTTTCTTTTCTTGCGTCAGCAACTTTTTCTGCTAATGATTGAATTGATGCAGCTAATCCATATTGTTCTTTAATGGCATCACCATTTCCACCATCACCTTTTGGCATTAAATCAACACCACCTCCTGTTGGATCAATACCTGCTGTTGCAGTTGTAGTTTTTAATAGTTGCCTATTTGCTACAATAAATGCCTTTGCTGCTGCAATTTTATCCTCATAAGTTTTGGCAGTATTTCGATCCTGATTTGTTTGTGCTTTATAAATTGCATCCTGTTGCGCAGCAGATTTTCTTAATACTTCATAGGCTGTTATCGATGCATATAACTCTTTATTTTTTGACCTTATTGCATTTGCATTTGTTTTTTCTTCATCACTTAATTTTGCTAAAGCATCATTTGCCCCACTTAATGCTGATTGTTGTTCTAATGCCGCCCCAGCCATTGCCGAAATAAGACCAATAATTCCTGCGGCTTTTATTGTTGTTCCTAAATTAGCAAATGCAATACGTAATAATTTTACACCTGTAATTACTTTTGGTATTACGGTTCCAGCTAAATAAAGAAATGGTCCAGCTAAAGCTGCAATTCCTGCGGCACCTGTTATAAATAATTTTGTTGCTGGTGGTAACTCTTTTAAATAACTTAACATGCCATTTAAAGCATGTATTACTTTTGTGACAGCAGGTAAAACAACTTGTCCAAATGTGACTCCAAGTTCCTTCATGGTTTCTTGGAATATGCGCATTTGATTGGCTGCGCCATCGCTTGTACGTGCAAAATCACCTTGTGCATTTGTCGTGCTACTCATTACGTATTGATAACGTAACATGACTTTTTCACCCTGCGACATTGCCTCATATTTGGCCGTGATTCCCTTAGACAATGCAAATGCTTTTACATTGGCCTCAGTCATTACAATACCCAAACGTTTTAACGATTCTGTTTCACCTGTAAACACTCCATTAAGGGCCGTTGTGACCTCCTCAATATTCATGTTTTTAAATGATGCCATGTCACCAGCTAAACCAACTAATGATTTTGACATTACCGCAGCTTCTTTTGTAGATAAGCCCATTGATGTGGCCATGTCACCAAATAGCGCAGCCATATCTAAGGCTGTACCCTCAGCAATACCAAATGATGTTAGTGTGGTTTTTGCAAATGCTTTTACATCATTTGATGAACCCTTAAATGCAACCGATACTTTATTTAATGATTCTTCATAATCGGATGCCATTTTAATTGCCGCTCCACCTGCAATTGCCAATGGTGCTGTCAACGATACAGATAAACTTTTACCAATTTCTTTGGCCCTATCGCCAAATTCTTTTAGTTTTTTATCTGCTCTCGACAATGCGGCATCCAATTCCTTTGAATCTCCGCTTAAAAGTACCTTTAATGTATTATCTGCCATAGTCCAAAGTTAGCAAAAAAGCCAACCTATTTTTTAGATTGACTTTTTTCGATTTGATTTAAAAAATCCGCGTATTGCGCAGGTGTGCTTTTTGGTTTGCCCTTTTCTGCAAATGCATCCTGTGGCAATGGGAATAGTTTATCAGGGGTAATCATTTGGCTCCGCTTTGTAGCCTTAGTATTTACCACCATTGTTGACACAAACCTGTGCATTTCCCAATGTAAATTTAAATTTATTGTATATGATTCCCCTAACAACGCATTTTCGCGCCACGTATTAATCCAAAACTGATCAGGTGGGATTCCTGCTTGACCAATGTAAAAATCAAGCATTCGCGCCCATGTTAGGGTTTCCTCAGCTTTGGGTTTTTTGTGGATTTTTCAACGTTCCTGCGCATCCCTGCATTTAAATCATTTCCTAATACACGGCTTTCAAGCAATGTGCTAATTAACGTTTCTAAAATATTTGAATCTACATCATCCATCCATGCACCTACCTGATAAATATTGTAATCAATTTCATTGCCATTTTCCTGATCATACGCAACTAATCCTGAATACACTAATGATCTAATATTTGATAATGAAATGCCATTGCCAAATACTTTATCAATTTCCGAAATTGAGAATCCTGATGTTTCCTCAAATACGGCCCAAAAATTCATGCTGAAATGTAATGTGCGAATTTTGCCACCAATATTAATTGAGCAATATCCGCGCTGCCTGATAGGTGCTGTCATTTTATTTTATTGTTTAGGTTTTAAAACTTGTAAACCCGACACCGTTTATGATGTCGGGTTATTTTATAATTTAACAAATTACAATGTAGATCCTACAATTGCACCTGTCAATGTGATTGATCCGCTGAATGTTACAGCAGCCTCCATTTCACCTGATTGCTCGATTGATGCAATGAATCCCTGTGCTGTGTAGATAGTATCACCTGTTGCAGCTGTTCCAAATACGCAAGTAACTTTTGCACGTGTAGAAACTAAATCGATCAAATCGATTACAGAATTTGCATCTGCGTAATCAACTAAACCATCAAATGAAATTTCACCTGATCTAAGACCTGAAATTCCCTCTGACCAACCAGCTGAATCCTTTGTCGTTGCATCTGCAATGTCGTGGCTGATTGATAATGTACATGATGTTGTGTGACCGATTACGGTTCCCCCAACTTTAACCAATAGGTTTGTACCGTTAAATACTCCTGATGTTGCCATATTTTTTGTTAATTATTATGCTCTTTATTTTGGACAAATATAGAAAAAAACATCACACATTTTCCCAATTGATATTTACATTTTCCCAATTCGTGAAAACCAAATTCCAAGGCAACCGTGGCTCAAAATATAATGGTCCTGAAATGATAATATCTACTGAATATTTTGCCCCCGATTCTTGATCTGCAATCTGCTCTACCGAATTAATATAACCACCACCGAAAAAGAATTGTGTGGCATCCTGAAATACAAATTTGGCATATTTACGTGTGATGATTCGCTGTACAAATTGATTGTAATTCATTTGATCTGAATAATCAATTAATCCTTCACACGTTATTTTGCAGGTCCTTAGTCCAGCAATAACCTCTACCCAACCACCTGAATCTTTTGATGTTGCATCAGGTAAATCCACGGTCAAACTCATTGATGCTGTGGTGGTGTGGCCCAATGCCACATCACCTTCATAGATCACAATATTTGTACCGTTGTAAACAGCCATTAAATATTAACTAACGGCTCTGCTGGCTCCTCAGGCTGCGCCCAAGGTAATGGTAAAACAATTACAGGTGGATTTACTAAATCCTCAATTGATTGGGCCAAACCTGCTTGCATTTGTGGCACATCCAATGATGACTCCAACCAACCTATTACAACCTCCTCAGTCAAATCAGCATAAGGAATGAAATCAGGTCCAGCAACTTCGCTGTAACTCTGTGCGCCATAAATATCTGTGAAATATGTTTCAAACGATGCTGTGTACCGCCAATGTACGGTCACAACATAATCCTGCATACCTTCGTATGATGGTGCGCAATCAAGCTGGCTAATTACCCAAGCAAATGTGATTTCCTCAGGTGTAACATTTCTATAATTCGACATCGTCAATTTTATCTATTTTTATGAATTTAACACCATCAACCCATCCATCCAAGAATGGATAAATATCTAATCCTTCGGGATTGTTTACCTGAATGACCGTGTAGTCAAAATTAGATAAATTCAATTCCTTAGATGATGCATTTAATTTTTTCAATCCATCTTTTGAGAATGAATAATTTCCCTTTTCGTTTAGGATCAAATTGCCATCCTTATCAACAGATGCATTATCCAATCTCAAATCCTCTGCCTTTTCATTGTAAGCATCCAAATACGGTTTTACTTTTTCCGCAATCTTTACTAATTTCTTTTGCCCTTTGGTCTTGGCATCCTTAACATTGTGATTTAATAATGCCACCAAAGTGAACAATTCTGCATACGTTTTTTTCATTTTATTTATTTATTAAGTTAATACCCAAAGTTAGGCAATATTTGATTTAATTATATCCAATTCTGATTTCAATTCCTGAATGGCTTTAACCAATACAGGGATCAATTTGCTTTTATCTAATGACCATAATTCCTTGTCGCTTCCACGATTTACCACTTCACTTACAATTTTATCCATATCCTGAGCAACGAAACCAATTTCTGTCGTATAATTATTTTCTAATGTCCATGAATTGTTTTCAAATACCGATGAATAGTGCTTGTATTTAACAGGCTTCATTTTCATTACATCATTAATACCATAACTAATTTCCTGAATGTCACGTTTTACACGTTCATCAGAATATGTGTACCACGCATACGCGCGCGCAGCATTTAGGTAATCATTTGGCAAATTTAATGCATACGGTGTACCTGTTGCTGGTGTTTTAATTCCGACTGAATATTGTGAAATATTTACAACGTTAATTACCCCATTTTGACCAATAAAAATTTGTCTGTCATCATGAATATATAATCCATTTCCTGCGCCAAATTCACGTGTAATAATTGAAGCAATTGTTGGGTCACTATCTGCTGTTCTCAAAATGATTCCTGATGATGCTGGCCCATATATTCCTAAATATTTTTGCGCACGTGCAAAAATAGCATTTGAAAATGCTGTGGCTCCAATAATCATTGAAAAATTTCCATCATCAAACAATGCAGAATCACCTAATGATGTGCTTCCTGTAAACTTTGGAACATAGTTTGTTGAACCTGAACCTGAAATATTACCACCGCCTCCGCCTGTGTTGTATTGGACACCATTTACTTTAAATGTTCCTGTGACGTTTACATCACCATTAACCTGTAATGCCCCAGCACCTGTAACTCCACCTGTTGTGTTAATCAATAAATTGCGATTTGTATCAATTCGCATTGCCTCATTTGTTCCAACATACCATGCAAATTTAGAACCTGAAAAACCAAATGGAACCGTTTGTGTAATACCGTTACCATTGTGCGCAACAATACCACTTGCATTGTCTGTGCCATCAATTGAACCAATAAAATATCCTAAACGTAAACTGCCTGTTAATGCGTAATCAATTCCGTAAAATGGTGAAGATGTTTTAAAGCCAATGCTTGATCCATTATCAAATATTTGGCTGTTTGTTAGTGCAGTTGACCCTGACCATTTTGATAAAAAATTTGTTGATCCTGAACCTGAAACACCACCGCCACCTGTTCCAATAGGTGTGCCATTTACACGATATGTTCCTGTGATATTTACATCACCCGAAATATTTAATCTATAAGCTGTGCTGGTGTTACCAATTGAAACCGTACCTGATGGTCCAACTGCAATTCCGTTTGATGCTGTATTACAGCCAAAAAAAGCAAAGCTATCATATGCATCAATTACTGATGTTCCGTTTGTATTTTGCCCAATAGAAACAATGCCATAAAATGATGAATTACCTATAACATGAAATTTACTAACAGGTGTAATTGTTCCTATTCCGATACTTCCTGATGAATTTATAAAAATTCCTCCATTTGCATTGCCAATACTAAATGTGCCTGCACCTGCTGTACCTCTTGCATAAATACCACCTCCATTATCTCCACCAAAAAATCCAACTCCATTAATGTTGGCATTATTTTCATTTTGACCTGTTAGCCATAACATACCAGCCTGAATTTGTAATTTACTTTCTGGTGATGCTGTTCCAATTCCTACATTTCCTGTATTGTAATAAATATTAGAACCTGATGTAATCCATTGGCTCGCACCTGCTGATGTCAACAAATTTCCACTTGTATCAAATCCAAGGTATCCAGCAATTGTACCTGTAAATGCTGTGGCTGATGTATATGCAGGTGCATTTAACTGATTAGTAGCTAATGATTTTATACCATTAATTAATTCACCTAAATCTTGATTCTTTGACATATTATTTAGCTTCTAATTGTTGTACTCGTGTTTCTAAACGTGCAATCTTTTCAGCTTGCGTTTTAAATTTAAAATCCATTTCTTGCATTGCTTTAATCATTATTGGAATAAATACTGAATATTTAACCGTTTTAATAGTTTTATCGCTGTTCATTAATTTATCATTTGAAATTAATGCAGGAAAAATTTCTTCTAATTCCTGAGCAATTACACCAAGCTGTTTTGATTTATTTTCATCGCTAATCAGATTGTAAGTTCTGATTTTTACTTTTAATAAATCATTTAATTTTGGTGTTGAATCTGCAATATTTTCTTTTAATGTTGCATCAGAAATACCACCATAACTATTATTAGCATTTCTAACATCTCCATTTTGTGATACATAAAATCTTGCTGTACTTTGATTATCTGCATAAAAATGGTATCCAATACTAGCACTTGTTGAATAATAATTAGCATCACCACCACCTAATCCTCTTGCTGAATACGCTCCATTACCTGCACTTCCAACCTGCATTGGATATGATGTAAACGAAAATGCACTTGTAACATTTACTAAAACTTGACCAGATGCTGTGATTCGCATACGTTCAACTCCATTTGTATGAGTAACTAATGGGTGATTAGTATTTGTTCCATAATAAGCAGCTTGCAAAACTTGATTTACACCAAATTGAGATTGTACCTGTGAACTATTTGTACCTGTAACAATTATAAATGGATATTGAGGTGCTGCTACTTCAAGTACACCTGATGGATTTGCCGTTCCTATCCCAACGCTTCCTCCCGCAGTAATTCGCATACGTTCGGTATTCCCATTATTTCTAAATACTAATGGAAAAGCATCATAACCATCTAAATAAACTGCATCTTGATTAGCAAGTATTCTAAATCTATTTATAGTAGACCCAATATTTGCAGTATTATAGCTTACACCTATTACAGCAGCAAAGTTATTATCTGAACTAGACCAGATTCCTCCAGATGCCCGAACTTCTAAAGGAGTAGTCGGTGAATTTGTTCCAATACCAATATTTCCAGCAGCTGTAATACGCATTCTTTCAGTTCCATTAGTAGATATTATTAATGGATGATTTGTATTAGTAGCTAAATATGCAGCCTGCAAAACTTGGTTAATCCCAAATTGTGATTGTACCTGTGTGCCATTAGTAGCTGTTATTACAAAAAACGGATATTGAGGTGCTGCAATTTCAAATGTATTTGTAGGATTAGTTATTCCTATACCTACATTTCCATTTGGTAATATTCTCATCCTTTCAGATGATGAACTACCACCTAATGCACCTGTTCCAAATATTAAATTAGCTGCATTTATAATCAAATTTCTTGTGCCACCTGCAACTGAATAGGCTGCCATCTCAAATGTATCAGCTATTCCTGAATCTTGAAAAATTAAAGATTTATTTGTTCCAGCTACAACATTAAATTTACCAAATGGTGTGGCTGTTCCTATTCCAACGTTTGTCCCATTATCAAAAATTAATGAATTTGTAATAGCAGATGTACCCGACCACTTCGCCAAATAATTTGCTGTTCCTGCACCTGTAATACCTGATGTTGCGCTGGCTGTATAAAGTACAGCTGTAATAATATCCAATGCCTTTACACCTTCATTAAATACAACGGTAGTTCCATTTGTAGCTGTAAAATCTGATTCAGGAATACGCACACCGTTTAGGAATACATCAAGTAATCCAACCGTGTATCCACCTGTGATTGTAAATGTTGTTTGATTTGCCGTTGCTGTGTAATGCGTTACATTACGCATTCCTGATCCTGCCGTAATGGTCCAACTTCTATCAGCTGACAAATCGTAAGACTGACCGTTTATACTTAATGAACGCGCCTGCGTTACAGGTGTAAAACCTAATGCTGTTGTTACATCTGAACTTGTTAATGTAACGGCCCCTGTACGTGTATTAAACGATGACACACCACTTGCAATTGTCCAAGCACGATCAGCTGATAAATCGTATGTTGTGCCGTTTATTGTCAACGTTCTTGCATTAGTAACAGGTGTAAATCCTAATGCATTGGTTACATCCGTACTTGATAATACAATGGCCCCTGTTCTTGTATTAAATGAACTGACACCAGCTGTTACCGTTCCCCAGCTTAATGATGAACCATCTGTGGTTAAATATTTTCCTGCGTTGCCTGTCTGCGTTGGAAATGCGGCCACAAACGTATATGCATCATCCCAATTGGATTGCTTAACCGTTGTTGGCAAGCTGTAACCTGATGCAAAAGTAATGGCCAATGTTCCCGATGTTGTAATCGGTGAACCTGAAATGGCAAACCCTGTTGGAACCGTTGCACTTACTGATGTAACGGATCCACCACCTTTATTATTGAATGTTGTCCAATCGCTTGCTGATAACCATCCATTGTTTAAATCGCTGGCCTGCGACATTGAAATGGTGCTTGTAAATTGATTCCAAATTAATGGATTTGTTGCAAAGAAAGTCCCCGGCGCAATGAATCCATCAGGATTTGTGGAATTATAAGGTACAAACCCTAATCCTGCAATAATTTGTCCACTTGTTGCTTTTGCCAAATACCCAAAATCATCAGCATAAACAATGCCATTTGTGATTTTAAATTGCTGGATGTCTTGGTTTTTATGCAGTCTTAAAACATTGTTAAATGTCGAACTATTGATTACAGAATGTGTGACATATCCATTAACTAAATTTGGTGTTATTCTGCCCGTTCCAAATACATATAATTCATCAGCTGAAAATGTCCCGTTTACCTGTAATTTGTAGGCCGAACTTGTTCCATTAATTACTAAATTAGTTCCATCCTGATATATTATTGAATCTGTAATCGAATCAACATCTGTTGCAATTGGAATGTAATTTTCGGTCAATGATCCACTAATTGCAGGTGCGCCCAATATTGTTTCAATATCTGATTTTGTTCCTGCTCTTAAAACACCTGTGCTTGTTGTGCCAATTAATGTATTTGTGACTATTAATTGCTTTATGGTTCCATCATTAAACAAACGTAAATTCTGAATCCAATCTGTTCCATCATACGTATTAAATGATAATGAATTATTAGATGTTTCAGCAATTATTTTTGAAAAAGTATTTACATATAAATTGTCTGCCTTTAATTCGCCAATTACCGTAAAATCATAAAATCCTGTTTCGCCATTTACGATTACTTTGCCATTACTATTAACAAAAATTGGTGAATCAGGATAAAATTTTGTTGCATCATAATACGGCAAATATCCTTGTTTTCCAACTTCTAATGCAGATACCGTATTATCAACATTTATTCTAATTAATCTAGGTTTTGTTGTTACAGGTGTTGTATTAGCTGCAATTTTGATTGCCAATAATGCTTGACCAACAGCCGTTGCATTAATTGCTGAATATATATTTTTATTTATCCAAAGATTATTTGGTCCATCGTAAAATAAAACATCTTTGTCTAATGGTGTAGTAATTTTAACATTGTGTAATTCATCCAATTCATAGCCATTATCAACTTTTACATAAATTTGGCCTTGTGTTTTATGCGCACTTACAACGTAACCTAACCGCACACCATGTTTAGGTGCTACGGGTTTTATATTGGTAATTTTACCAGCTGTTGTTGCACTTAAATACAGCGAATCACCATCTGCCCACGTTTCCGTTTGCAAATCACCTGTCGTATCAATGTTGCGAACTAATCCAACCGCTGTGACAAATCCCTCTAAATTATTATTTATTGTTTCTGTAACTAAACCAATCGTATCCGCAGAATTTGCATCATTGTCCGCTTTTGCTAATGCAACTTTTAATCTGTTGCCTTGCGCACCTGAAATACGCACAGCTTGATAATTTGCCTCTAATAAATTGACACCTGTTTTGTTTACAACACGTACCAATTCCTCTTGACCAACCTGCAAAGTAACGTTACCGCCTCCCATTTTAAGGTCAGCCGTTCCATCCGCTGCATTCCATGCCATTGTTCCAGCTGTTGTTGGAATTAATGTTGGTGCTAAATTAAATTGAATAAAATCCGAAATCAGGCCATAAGTACCTAAATTTAAATTTTGTGTTGCACCTGTATATGGCACATATCCACCACCGCCTCCGCCACCGTTTATAATATTCCACCAAATTTTATTTATGGCTGTCAAAATACTATCCGCAGCCGTAACGGTTCCAGCTGTTGAAACAAATCCTGTTAATGTTGTTGCAAGTACACGGCCCGTTGTAAAATATAGCCTTGAACCTTCGGCAATTGCTGATGTTGTTG